TAGACATATATGATTCGAATAATAATATATGGTATGAAACACCGTATTTAGCACAAGATTTAGTTCCAATATCAGTACCTAATCTACCTTATAATGATTCACACCTAGCAAAATATAGGTCAACTGCTCCATATTTAATACAATTCAAGCAAACTGAAAGAAGATTTGTAACAAGACTTAGAGAAAGCAGTAGATTCGAAATACAATTTGGCTCAGGAGTTAGTTCAGAGTACGATGAGGAGATAATTCCAAATCCGTTTAATGTTGGTTTTGGCTTGGATTATTTTGAAAGAGCAGTAGATTTAAGTATAGACCCTAAAAATTTCTTATATACTAAGACCTATGGTAAATCACCTGCAAATACAACTTTAACTGTAAGATATACAGTTGGTGGTGGAGTTGAGGATAATGTGGGAGCAAATAGTATATCAACAATAGTACAGTCAAATATAACTACACCACAATCTAATTTAGATTCTCAAATATATAGTGCTGTATTAGATAGTGTAGCTGTAAACAATCCTAAACCTGCAAGTGGTGGATTGTCAAGGAGAAGTGTTGAAGATGTCAGAAGAGAAGCTTTAGCTAATTTTGCATCACAGAACAGAGCTGTTACTAGAGATGATTATATAGTAAGAGTATATTCAATGCCTGTTAAATTTGGAGCTATAGCTAAAGTATGTGTTGACTTAGATGACCAATACTTAGACAATTCTATGGATTTTCAAAATATAAATTATTTTGGAATTAATCTGCATTGTTTAGGATATGATGAGAATAAAAATTTAGCAGTATTAAATGATGCTGTAAAATTTAATTTATTAAATTATCTAAAAGAATACAGAATTATGACAGATTCTGTAAGTATTAGAGATGCATTTATAATTAACATAGGTGTAGATTTCGAAATAATAGTTGATGAAGTATATAATAGTAATGAAGTTTTATTAAGATGCATAAAAAGTTTGAAAGATTATTTCGATATAGAGAAGATGGGTATAGGTAAACCTATATTTAAGAATAGTGTAATGAAAGAAATTTCTCAAGTTGAGGGAGTAATATCGGTAACCAATTTAAGTATTTTTAATTTATATGATGTAACCCTAGGATATTCAGGCAATGTCTATGATATAGATTCAGCAACAAAAAGGAATATAATATATACATCATTAGACCAAAGTATTTTCGAAGTTAAATATCCAAATAAGGACATTAGAGGTAGAGTAGTAAATTATTAATTATGTATCATGCCATTTATGCAACAAGAGACACCACATTATACGAAAAGAATTTTCGTAGGAATGCAGGTATTGACCAAGTATTAGAATTAATAAAATACGTTGAAAGCGTTCCTGATGAGAATGATTTCTACTATGATGGTACATATAATTCAAGAATACTTTTAAAATTTGATATAAATCATTTAAGTAGTTTAATATCATCTAATGTAGTTTCAAGAAGAGCTAAGTATCACGTATCATTAAAAGCAACAGACGCTTCAGATTTACCTATAGATTATGATATACATTTGTTTGCTGTATCACAATCTTGGGAAAATGGTGTAGGACATTTTAATGATTATCCTGAAATTACTACAGGTGCAAGTTGGACTTATAGAAATGGATACTATGATGGAAATGGACTAACTTGGATAAATAACTCATTTTCACAGGGAACAACAGGTTCTTTCTCTACAAATTCGGGGGGAGGAACTTGGTATACAGGTTCAGCTTTCTTTGCTTCGCAAAATTTTAATTACGCTAAAAATCCCGATATAAAAATAAATGTTACTAATATAGTTCATAAATGGTTAAGCGGTAGTATAGCAAATAATGGTTTTATAATAAAAAGAACCTCAGCTGATGAGTTTAGTAGTGACTATAAAGGAACAGTAAGATTTTTTAGCACGGATACACATACCATATATATTCCTAAGTTAGAAATAACGTGGGATGATAGTAACATATCACAGAGTGGTAGTATAAGTGAAGTTTCTGATAATTTTGAAGTTATGGTTGGTAATATAAAAAAGAATTACCGTACAAATTCAAAATATAGATTTAGAGTTTTGAGTAGAGATAAGTATCCTACATTAGATTATTCGACAACTAACAATTATTTAAATTTTAAAAGATTACCAACTTCGTCTTATTATGCTATACAAGATAGTGTAACTGATGATTTTATCATACCTTTTGATACAGGCTCAACTAGATTAAGTATTGATTCTGAGGGTAATTATTTTAATATGAATATGGAAAGTTTACTTCCTGAAAGATTCTATAAGATAGTATTTAAAGTTGTAAGTGATGGAGGATTCACAGAACATATAATTGATGAAGGATTTTATTTTAAAGTAGTGAGATAACATGGATAAAGATAATTTAGAGGTACTTAATGATTGTGTAGATTGTGGAATTAGTGAATCTAATACAACTCAACTACCTATAGATACAGGGTATAGACCAATGCCTTTGCCTCCAATGTTTGATTTCGATTTAAAGTATTTATATTTAAAAAATATTACATACAATAAAGAAAAATTATATTCTAATACTTTAGAATCAAGAAAAGATATAGCTAAAACAAATCAAGAAAATGCATCAAATATAATACTCCAATATGATAATGTTGGCGATAAATATACTGATGAGGAATTATTCTACATGGATAAAATATTTGTAGAGAAAAATAATTTCGGGACGAACGTAGTAAATATAAATTATAATAAATTACAAGATAATTCACTAGAGTTAATATCAAATTATTATAGAATATTACCTGAAAAAAGAATAATATTAGATAATGAATTAAATTCCTATATAGATTCAGATTTTTCATATTTTGTAGATTCTGACTTTGGTAATCCTGAAACAATATATCCAATAGGAACATTCTTCAGAGTAGCAAATGGAGTATCAGTAAGTTCAGCATGTGACCAACAAGTATACTTTGTAACTAAAGGTAATTGTGTATGTACTATACCCAATACAAAAACATTACAAGTAATGCTTGTAGAAAGGAATAAGTACATACAAGGTGTATTTGTTATAGAACCTTCTGAGTTTGAATCTTTCGAAATAACAGATTCTTGCATAGATAAAACTTCTGAATGGATACCTAGATTTGAAATTGATTCGGGATGTAAAACTCCTGATTTAGAAATAGATTTAAGTGCATTAGATAGAATTCAAATACCAAAACTACCTGATGTAATTCAAGGAGCAACAGGTGCAGCGGGTGCAGCAGGAGCGTCAGGCCCTGCGGGAGCAGCAGGTTCATCAGGAGCATCAGGTAAAGATGGTAAAGATGGTAAAGATGGTAAAGATGGAGAAGATGGTGTATGTCCTGACTGTCCAACCCCTACACCCACACCTACCACAACTCCTCCAACTACAACACCTCCAATAACAGCGAGACCTACACAAACACCCACACCAACACCTACTATCAGTGTAACAGTAACACCTACTATCACAACTACAGTAGTTGCTACAAAATATTATGAATTAGCAGGATGCGATAATTCGGGATATGCGTATACTATTATACCACCATCTTTAGGAGTTGGACAAAGATATATAGACCCAATAAGTGGAGTATTATACACCTATACAGGAGCTCCACCTTTGGAATCTCAACCTAATAGATATAACGGAAGCATACAAATAGTAATTGGTAAGCAATATTGTTCAAATTCTGATTTAGTCAATCCAACGACACCACCACCTGCCCCAACTCCTACTGTAGTTGTAAGTTCTAATTTATCTTATAACTTATATGCGTGTGGCACAACAGTGTTATCAGGAAAGAGAATTCCGTACACGGGCACATATAGTGGGGGAGAAGTTATACGAGCAAATAATGGAATATGTTACACAGTAGCACAAGGAAATTCTTCAGAGGAATCTAACGTTAGAGTACTATTTGGATTTTCAACATGTTCACAATGTTCACCTGCTCCACCAACTACGACACCTCCAATAACAGCAAGACCTACTCCAACTCCCGAACCAACTCCTATACCAACTTCAGAACCAAGTATAGTTGATTGTGAATGTTATGATGGATATATAACAGATGATTCAGGATTTAACTATGAAGATTGCTATGGAAATAAGGTAGTAAATACTACAGGTAGAGAAATTAATAACCCAATATGTTTTAATATAAAGAAACCATACTCAAGTAATATAATATCAACACAGTTATCAGAGAATTGCTCTTGCGGTGGTTTATATAACCCAACAATACCTACAACTCCCGAAGTACCATCGGTAGGGACGGGTACTACGTCAGGTGAGAATGGAAATACCTCAGATGTATTACCACCGAATGAATTAAGAATTGATAATTTTAGATAATATACAATGTCATTAGAAAGATATACTAACAGTACCGAGATTATAAATGCTAAAAACAAATTAGAAGCATTTGTAATATCTAAAAATGATATAAACACAATAAGTCAAGATATTGCTGTATTATCTGAAATATCTACAGATTCTAGCTCGAAATATAAATTAAGTGTAGAATCTCATATATATAATTTCAAAGGTGATTATATCGTATCAGATTACAATACACCATATAGACATTCAAATAAATATTCAGATTTTACTTTTGATATTGCTAGTATATACGACAGTAATAATTTGCTATACGGCAATTTTAAATTAGTTATGTCATTTCTTGTAAATTTAATAGGAGATTTTGATAATAACCCATTTTCATTACAAGAAATAAGTCCCGATAGAACCGAATTAAAATTAATTGTAAAAGAATCTTATATACTAAATAATCCAACCATAATATCTGAAGTTGAATTGTTTAAAAATTTTGCGGGAAGTCTCAAAGTAAAAAACTTATTAAATAATTTAGTTTTAAACTTTAATCAAAATAGAGTAAATCAAGTAGTAAATGTAAAAGTTGATTGTAGAGAAAGAATAGTATTGTATATTAAATTATACTCACCTCTACCGAGTGATACCTTAAACAATGATACTTGCCACATAGCATATAAAGTACTAGAGGATTATAGTGACGTATTTAATGTAAGGTCTTCTAACAATTCAATCAATGATTTATCAAAATATCCAAATTCTGTAAAAATATTAAGCAATTCTAATTATGTACTCTGTTCAGATAATGAAGTCAGTAATGAAACGGATATAAAAAATTGGAATTCTTTATTGGATAGTGATACAGATACTACTAATAGTATACTAAACAAAATATTTTCAGGTTCAGCAGATATAGATTTAAACCTAGATTTTACAGATTTCAAAAATTTTGTACACTACGGCTCTGCTTTAGAAAGAATTAAAAATTATGATTATAAATTAAAATTAATAGAGTATTATAAAATTCAGTATTCCCAAGCAAATACTTCAGTTTCAGGCTCAACGTATGCTGTGCAATCAGCAGATAATTATAATAGCAAAATTAGTAAAATTAAGAGTAGTTTTGATAGATTTGAAACATTTCTTTACGAAAAAACAGGAAGTTTATTCAGTTATGATATTACAGGTAGTGTAGAACCTAATCCAAAATATATTCAAAATGGAAAATATGTAAATTTTCATACTACAAGTTCACAATATATATCGTGGTATCAAAAAAATGTAAATGTAGCTACTGAGTTTGATAGAACTAATTACACAAGTTTTTACTATAATACTCCTGACCATATATTAAGAGATGACAGGAATAGTCAATATGTAATGTTTTTACATATGATTGGGCAGCATTTTGATAATACTCATAATTTTATAAGAAAATTAACAAGTATACATGAACGAGATGAACATCCTGAGAGAGGTATACCAAATAATCTATTACCGTATTATGTAAAATCTTTAGGTTGGAAAATTCAAAATACACGTAATTTAAGTGATTTATGGTTATATAAGCTAGGAACTAATTCAACGGGAAGTTATGAAGAACCATCAGGAGACTTAGTAAGTAAATCTTATGAGAATTTAACACATCAAATTTGGAGAAGAATTGTTAATAATTTACCTTATTTACTAAAAACAAAAGGTTCTGTAAGGTCTGTAAGAGCACTTTTCTCAATATATGGAATTCCATTTACCTTGATAGGGGTGAAAGAGTATGGAGGCCCTCAAATAGATGAAGATAATCCACCTCTATTAGCAGAAGAC